GTACCAGAAGGTGCAGATGCAGAGCGAGTACTCACTCAAATGGCTCTGCAAGGCGCCGATATTATCTTCGCTACTTCATTTGGATATATGGATCCAGTAATGAACGTTGCAAAGAAATTTCCTAACGTAAAATTTGAACATGCTACTGGCTACAAAATGTCAGAGAATGTTGCTAACTATGGATTGCGTTTATATCAAGCTCGGCACGTACAAGGCGTTATTGCAGGTATGATGACAAAAACCAATAAGATTTGTTATGTCGCCTCGTTCCCGATTCCAGAAGTTATGCGTGAAATTAATACATATTATTTAGGCGCTAAGAAATATAATCCAGACGTAGAGATTTCTATTACTTGGGTATATACATGGTACGATCCCGGTAAAGAAAAAGATGCGGCAGTAGCAATGATTCAACAAGGTTGCGATGTTGTGGCACAGCATACAGATAGTCCAGCACCACTACAAGCGGCAGAAGAAGCAGGTGTAGTTGGTTTTGGTCAAGCTTCAGATCAAATGAAGTTCGCACCAAAGGCTCAGTTGACAGCATCTATTGATAATTGGGGTCCATATTATATTGCTAAAGTAGGTCAAGTACTTGATGGCACATGGACATCAGGAGATTACTTTGGTACTATGGACGAAGGCGCAGTTCAGATGGCACCATTTGCAAATATGCCACCTATGGTAGCTGAAGAAGCTCAACGTATTAAAGACGCTATTTCAAGCGGTGAATTGCATGGATTTACTGGTCCATTAAATAAGCAAGATGGCACACCGTTCTTGGCTGAAGGCGAAGTAGCAACACGAGCACAGCTTGATACGATGATGTTCTATGTTGAAGGTATTGATGCTGCTGTACCAAATTAATATATGCCCGATTGGGTAATACTAATAGGGCTGTCATTATTTGTGGCTGCCCTAGCTTTTATCTTTGAAAGGAAAGACGATGATTAAATTTATACATGACAGCTGGAATGTAGTAATGGATCACAATCTTAATCCATTAAGTAATATTCCAGATTTAAACACACGGCATATGATTATGCAAGTTTTGGCATGGATGTGGTGTATTGTATTTGGTGTTCTTGTAGGAAGCATGTGGGCAGGTCTTTATAGTATGATTGCTCATTCACTATTGCTCGGTGCAGTTGCTATTACAGTTGCTACATTTGAAATAGCTAAGCGTAAGCCATATGGATTTTATAGCGGAAGAGGACCGGGCGGCGAACATGAATAATGAAATGCAAGACTTGAAATTTACTACAGCAGGGGATTGGTTAAAAATGAGTGATGAAGGGCCATTTAAATCAGCATTTGATGCAGACACCACTGATGTTATTCGCAGAGAAATCGTAACATATCGTATAAAAGATGGAGTCATGATAAAAGAAGAAGCTTTCAGAGATTATTATGAAAGTGGAGATTATCATGACTCTCAAACTACTATAGTATTAGCGGAGCGTTAATATGAGTGAGCACACTGAATATTGTACAACTAAAGACCTTGGTAAAGCTTTTGCCGTTATTGTCTTTATGATTGCCGTAGTGCCTGTCTTGATGCTAATGGCTATGGTAGGCCTTGAGGATTATGGAAGGTACTGCAACCTTAATATCCTTCCTTGTTTTGGGCTTAACTAATGTTTATTGTAAGAAAAAAAGACGGAGAAATTATTGCTATTGCCAGTAGACAAGAAGATGCTATTGGCATGGCAGATGCAGCTAAAGTTGACAAAGAAGATTATATTGTGCAAGAATCAACAGATAGTGTTGAACTCCGTGAAATCTATCGATCATATTATAAAACGAGGTCTTAATGACTGATGAAGAAGTAAGAGCTGCCGCGCAGAAAGAAGCAGAAAAAACTTTCGAGCAGTTTATGATGTGGACCAAGAGAGTCACATTGTGGTCAATCATCTTTCTACTTGTAGTAGTGGTAGGCTGTAATTCTGGGGTAGAGGACGACACCTATCCTGCCTATAATGGCGAACAATATAATCCGTCCAATCTTAATGTAAAGAAATAAAGATAGGAAAATCTATGAAAAATTTAATCACTGCAAGTATAATGTCACTCTTTGCAGCAGTAGCATACGCTGAAGATATAACAATTGAAATGTTAAATAAGCGTGAAGATGGCGCTAAGATGGTATATTCTCAAGACATCGCGCGTATTGATGTAGGAGATACTGTTACTTGGGTACCGACACAAAAAGGACATAATGTAGAGTTTATTGCTGGCCCTGATGGATGGAAAGCGCCAAAGAAATCAAAACTTAGCAAAGAGGTTTCCATTACATTTGATACCCCAGGCGTGTATCTATACCAATGCTCACCACATAAAACAATGGGAATGATCGCTATTGTTGTAGTAGGCGATGGAGACAACGATATCTCAAAAGCCAAAGTAAAAGGTAAGTCAAAAAAAGTATTTAAGGCTCTATTGGCTGAACTATAATGCTTAAAAGACTGGTCAATAAAATACCAGAGTTTTGCATGACTCATTGGTTACTTAGAATACCTCTTATTGTTATATTTTTGCAACAAGGACTTTCTAAGTGGCCTATTGATGTAAGCGATTCTCCTGTAGAATTAACATTATTAGTCTGGACATTTGTCGTATTAGGTGAAATAGGCGGCGCTATCGGCCTTATTGTCGGCGGAGTATTAGATTATATTAAAAAACTAAAAGAGTTCGGCGATATAATCACACGTTTTTCAGGTATTACGATGGCTTGTATTATGACAGGAGTAATTTGGACAGGAGAACCTGAAAGCTTTACTGACGTGTTATTATATGATAATCTTCATGTATTACTGTGGGTGGGTTGTATGTACTTTGCTCTTAGAGGTAATCGTGTGTGAATTATATAAAAGATATAAACGATTTAAACAATGGTATAGAAAGCTGAGAGAAGAAGGTTTAGTCATGGGCGTACGTCATGCTGGACCGTGGTATTCTAGATATAATCGTTTTAATTGTATAGTATGGGCATTACATAATTCAGGCACTCATACGCCTGACGGAAAAAATATTTAAAAGGGGGGTGTACAAATCCCCTTTTTTGTGTTAGAATATACCAAACGGAGGTACTTTCATTTGGCATTTTATACATCGGTTAATCGGTTCGCAAATCAAATATTATATCGCGGTTATACTGATAACGGCACACAAATAACACAAAAACATAAGTTTGAGCCTTCGCTCTATTTCCCGGCTCATGAAAAAACTGTGTTCAAATCTTTCTATGGTGAAAACTTACAACGTAAGAAATTTCCATCCATGTCTGCCACAAGGCAAAAGATAGAAGAGCGCACTGGCATTGAGAATGCCCGTACATATGGTACAAAAAATTATCTCCACCAATTCATTACAGAAAAATTTCCAAATGATATTTCGTTTGACCCACGCATGGTTAACGTCGTAAATTTTGATATTGAGGTTGCCTCGGATGATGGTTTTCCAGTACCTGAGCAAGCTGCTTATCCTATTATTTCTATTGCATTGAAATCAAGTAAGTCTTCTGTTTATCAGGTATGGGGCTTAGACACATATGACTCTGAAAAGAGTGAGCTTGATCTGGGTAGTGATTTTATTCAATATCATTATTGTGAAAGTGAAACTGACTTATTAGTAAAGTTTATGGCGTATTGGACTAAAAACTATCCTGACGTAATTACTGGATGGAATACGCGCTTCTTTGACATACCCTATCTAGTAAATCGGATTGCTGCACTTGGCACCGAAGATGCTATGCGTAGACTATCGCCATGGAATCTTGTTGAAGAACGCCATGTTGTTCGAATGACACGTAAACAGCAATGTTACGAAATTGTAGGTATTCAACAAGCAGACTATTTAGAATTATTTAAGAAGTTCGGCTATTCATATGGCCCGCAAGAGTCGTACAAGCTTGATCATATCGGCAGTGTAGTAGTCGGTGAGAAGAAGTTATCATACGAAGAACACGGCAATCTTTATACATTATATAAAGAAGATCATCAGAAATTTATTGACTATAATATTAAAGATGTTCAACTTGTAGATAGAATTGATCAGAAGATGGGATTGATTAACTTGGCGCTTACTATGGCGTACAAGGGTGGTGTCAACGTTCAAGATACTATGGGCACTACGGCTATATGGGAATCTATCATTTATCGTAGGTTGATGCAAAATAATATTGTATGTCCTTTAGCACAAATTGAAAAGGTTCCGTATCGTACGGTTGGTGAAAGACAATATGATGATGGCACAACAGGTGATTCTGTTATGGGTGGTTATGTTAAGCCACCACAAGTTGGATCACATGACTGGGTGGTATCGTTCGATCTTAATTCACTATATCCAAACATTATTGTTCAATCAAATATTTCACCCGAATGCTTGTTGAATGACCAAACTATTCGCTATCCTCAGGGCCCTGATCAATATTTGTATAAACAAGATCGCAATGAACCTGCATGTCATACATATTCGGTAACAGCTTCAGGTATTCCATTTGCTAAAGATAAACAAGGTATTATTCCTGCTATCATTAGTGACTTTTATGCTGAACGCTCTGCCATTAAAAAGGATATGCTGAAATCACAATCTGAATATGAAAAGACAAAAGACAAATCACTTGAGTCTAAAATCAATCAGCTTGAAAATAATCAGATGGCTATTAAGATCCTGCTTAATTCACTGTATGGTGCGTTAGGTAATAAATGGTTTAAATATTTTAACTTTGCTCTTGCAGAATCTGTAACTCTTACTGGCCAAACCGTAATCCGGTGGGCCGAAGAAGCAATGAATAATGAAATGAATAAAATCTTATCAACAGAAAAAGATTATGTAATTGCTATTGATACAGATTCAGTTTATATTAATATGGGCCCTTTAGTTAAGAAACTAAATCCAAAGGATCCTGTAAAGTTTCTTGATCAGATCTGCAAAGAACATTTTGAACCATTACTAGCTAAAGCGTATGATCAGTTTTTCCACATGACAAACGGTTATACGAATCGTATGGAAATGGCCAGAGAAGTTATCGCTGATCGCGGCATATGGACTGCCAAGAAAAGATACATATTAAATGTACACAACTCTGAAGGTGTACAATACGCAGAGCCAAAACTCAAAATGATGGGTATCGAAGCTATTAAGTCTTCAACTCCTCAGGTCGTGCGGGATAAGTTCAAAGAGTTGTTCAAAATAATTGTTAATGGCACAGAGCAAGAAACTCAAGATAACATTGCTGAGTTCAAAAAGTTATTCTACACATTAAGAGCAGAAGATGTGGCCTTTCCACGTGGTGTGCAAAACCTAGAGAAGTTTTCTGATAGAAAAAACATATATAGAAAAGGCACACCAATTCATGTCCGTGGTTCTCTTCTGTATAATCACAAGTTATTACAACTTGGCCTTGACAAAAAATATGAATCAGTCAAAAACGGTGAAAAAATCAAGTTTGTTTACCTAAAAAAGAATAATCCTATTATTGAAAATGTTATTGCATTTCCTGGTGTTTTACCTAAAGAATTTGGTTTACAAAGCTATATAGACTATGGTATAATGTTTGAGAAGACATTTATTGAACCACTGACTCCTATTCTAGACGCTATGGACTGGAAGCCTGAGGAGACAGCAAGCTTGGAGGCATTCTTTGTATAATGTATTCTTTAACCGTATTTAATAGCGTATTTGATAATGAAACTAATAAACGATTTAATTTTAAAGACTGGCCACATTTAACTAAATTTTTACGCAAATTATCTCAAAGGCCTTTGGAGAAAAAGACAGATGCTGTACTTATTTCGCCAGCTGTATATACAGTTGGCACAACTAGAGCAAATAAAAATGTTTTATCTTGGGCAAGCTGGGCTGCTATTGATGTTGATGATCACAAATTTGAAGGTGATTTAGAAGCTGAACTACATAAACGTTATGGTGATTTTACATATATAGTATACAGCACAGCAAGTTCAACTCGTGACTTTCCTAAATTCAGAATTGTATTTCAATTAGATTCTGAAATTGATCATACAATAATTAAACATTTTTGGTATGCCCTGAACACTAAATTAGATAGTATTGGCGATAAACAAACTAAAGATTTATCTAGGATGTATTATATTCCTGGTGAATATTCTAATGCGTATAATTTCTTTTTTACTAATACAAGTAATCCTGTTGATGTTAATGAACTTCTCGCGCGGTATCCATATTCATTTAAAGAAAGATCAGAAAACTTCTTAGATCGGCTGCCTGAAGAATGGCGCAAACAAATTGTAGAACATAGAAAAAACTCACTAGAAAATACTAATTTTACATGGTCTGGTTATCATGATTGTCCATTCTGGCCAAAGCGGTTGGCATCAGAATACTCTACAATTAGCAACACCGGTTGGTATCACAAAATGTATCAGATTATGATTGCGGTTGCTGGTCATGCTGTTGAAAAAGGATATCCAATTACTGCAAATGAAATAGAAGATCTATGCAAGACATTTGATGCTGATCACGGTAGGTGGTACGCAAATAGACCAATACATAAAGAGGCAAATAACGCCCTAGAATATGTTTACAAAAATGGAGTATTTTAATGTTACCAGACGAAATGGAAGCTGAAAAGAACCGTAAAATTATTGTATCACAATCTGAACATATAGAAGTTTTAAAACTTAATGTACGAGAATTGCAAGAGCAATTAAATAATGCTCATATCCGCATTAGAGAATTATCGGATAACAAACTATGATTAAATATATTTTTGACGTTGATGGAACTTTAACACCAAGTCGTCAAAGGATTGACTCTAAATTCGGCACATGGTTTGAAGACTTTTGCTCTCATAATAATGTGTATTTAGTAACAGGATCTGATAGAGAAAAAACTTTAGAACAAGTAGGATCTAATATTTACAATCTAGCAAAAAGAGTGTATAATTGTTCAGGGAATGACGTTTGGATAGGAATGCTCAATGTAAAATCTAGTGATTGGCAAATACCAGAAATGGCTCTTGGTTTTTTAAGACAATGCTTGGATGAATCACAATGGCCTGTTAGAACTGGTAATCATATAGAAGCTAGACCTGGTATGATAAACTTTAGTATACTAGGCCGCAATGCAAGTCTAGGCGAAAGACGTGGTTATGTTTATCATGATAAAAAACATTCAGAAAGAAAAACAATAGCTGATGCTTTTAACATTATGTTTCCAGATTTACATGCAACTATCGGCGGTGAAACCGGTTTAGACATTGGACCTATAGGATTCAACAAAAGTAAAATATTAGAAGATTTTAGTGATAGTGATGAGATCTATTTTTTTGGCGATGCTACATTTAAAGGTGGTAATGATTATGAGATTTATACAGAAGTTAAGAAAAATAATGGTACATCATTTACAGTTCAAAGGTGGGAAGAGACATGGAAAATTCTAAGAGAATTAAAGGAATAACATTCAGCACTTTTGATTTACTACATGCAGGTCACATTGCCATGCTTAGAGAAGCAAAAAGCCAATGCGACTATTTAATTTGTGGTTTACAAGTTAATCCTGCCAGAGATAGATCTGAAAAAAATTCACCTGTTCAAACATTGGTTGAACGTTGGATGCAATTGCAAGCTGTTAAATACGTAGATGAAATCATACCGTATGAATCAGAAATAGACGTAGAAGATATTCTAAAAATGCTTGATGTTGACATAAGAATAATTGGTCAAGAATATAAAGAAGGAAAATTTACTGGAAGAGCAATATGCTCTGCCCGCGGCATAGAAATATATTATAATAAACGCGATCATAGATTCTCTACTAGTGATCTACGTGATAGAGTTCACGGCATAGAGTTAAAAAAAGACATTGGAGGTCTTGAATGAAAATAACAATTGTTGGCTATGGCTTTGTAGGTAAAGCAGTTGAATATGGTTTTAATACGCCAGATGTTAGAATACAAAGGGTAGATCCGAAGTATGGCGACACTTGTTACATTGATCTTAAAGATGTTAAACTAGAAGAAAATATTACGTTTGTATGTGTACCAACACCAATGGATAAAAACGGAAAAATTGATTCAAGCATATTGATAGACACTGTATCGCAACTAAAAAATCGTAGTGCAGGAATTATTGTTATTAAATCTACAGCAACTCCAGATATAATTAAAAGCCTTTGCAAAGGTGCTGGTGGTAATCGTATTGTATATAATCCTGAATTTCTTACTGAAAAAAATGCAATTGATGATTTTATCAATCCTGATATGCATATCTTCGGTGGCAATAATACTATTATTGATGACTTAGAAT